CATCAATATAGTCTTTTATCAAAGGTACAATAACCGTAGCATCAGTCATGTTTTTGATAAGACCTTTTAATTGTCCTATTAAGGTATTTATTTGCTCATCTTTCTTTTTTGAGTTTTGGTATATCTCAGAAAAGATATTAGATAAGGTTTTACCTTCAAAAATTTCGTCATCAAACATATTATTTCTCCGAATACTATCTATGCATATATAAATATATCCGAGCTACAAAATAAAAATTGCCCCAGCACATTAAGTACCAGGGCAATAAATATTCTATGTTAGGTATATTACTTCTTACCTACGAAGAATTGAGCAAGAATCACTAATACAATTAGTCCTACAAATCCACCATTTCCTAATGAATTTACAAGAGCAGTTAAGTTAGCGATTACGTCAAATCCGAATACAGTACCACCTGTTAAGACGGTCCATAAGATTGTTACGGGTAAAATCGCAAGTAATACTGCGGTTAATCCTCCGAAGAATCCTGTAATATATTTGATTACGTTATCCATTTTTTGTCTCCTTGTTTTTGGTTTTAGCTAGCATTTGTTAGTTAATAATTAAAATTTAAGACCGAAACCTAACATTAGGTTTGTAGTCTTTTCTCCTGTGTTGTAGACTAACTTTGGGTCTACAAATACGTTATTACGTATATTGAACATTTTACCTAGACCGATGTTTAAGTTATCTGTGTCTAAGCCTTTTGCTGCTGCATATACAAAATATCCTTTTACAAAATATCTTGCATGGAAGTCCATTTCCATATCTGCAGTCGAGTCTGCTTGGGATACTGACATTCCGATCATTAAATCGTTTGTCACCGCATATCCAACAGTTGGAGCTAAAGCCCATTCTGTCCAAGCAACGTTTGCAACATCACCAGTACCAATGTACCAGTCTCCTTTAGTTTGAGCTTGTGTACTTAATAAAGTTGCGCAAGCTAAAACAGCTGTTAAAATAATTGTTCTCATAAAATTTCCCTCTTTTCTTTTTTGTTAATAATAATTGCTAGCTATTGGTTAATAATTAGGCCGGTTGGCCATTGTCAAAATTAAATATACTAAAATTTACATCTAGATATTTATCCTTGCTTCTTGATATTTCTTGAAAGTCTCTGAATATTCCTTTTTGATTATGTTGACAACCTTCGTTATGTACTGAGTTCTAGTGTTTGTCATTTCTCTAATCATAATATATAGAGCTTTCTTATTAAAGTTTTCGATATTTTCTCGTTCTCTAAAAAGTTCTAAAACGGCAAAGGCTATTTTTTTGTCTCTATCGCTTTTAAAAATCTTAGGTATTTTCTTATCATAGTGCTCAACAAAGGCCTCCATAAACGCAGCTCTTTGTTCATCATAATCCCTTTTTATTTGCTCATTTGTTAAATCACGTTGTGAATCTATAACTACAACAGGAGCTTTTTCCTTTAGTGCTTTGTAATTTTTATTGTTATTTTGAATTAAATAATTCTTTGCAACAATACTAAAATATGAAAAAGCTTTACCCTTTCCTTCAACAAATTTTGGTAATTTTTCAAGCATAAATGCAACTACTTCCTGCTTTAACTCTCTAGCTCCATAGTCAAAATAATAAAACTTAAATGTATGAATAATATTTTCTGAGAGTTTGTCTAATGCTCTATGTATGTGTTCATTAAAGACTTTATTTCGTAATTTTTGATCTGGATCCTTGTTGTATGCAATAATGGCAGCTTCAGTAATAGGTGTAAAGTACATCTTATTTTTTCTAGGTCTACCTCTTCTTTTTCCCTTTGCGGCTGCTTCAGCTATTCGTCTTTCTTCTTCCCTTTGTCTTTCTAGATCTTTGTAGAATTGTTCTATTGGTGATAGTTGTTTATTCATCTTTTTCCTCAATGCTTTTAATCACATCGGCAATCTGTTTGAATGTTTGTCCAACTTCATCATCGTTTTCAAATATGCCTTTATTATCTATTGCCCTTATTCGAGATAAAATAGCTCTTAAACTTTCTTGTATCTCTATAAGGCCTTTATCAGATGCGTCTATAGCGTCTTCATATACTTCTAATTTACCCAATAGGTTATATACTCCATATCCTAATGTTAAAGTTAAAATAGATAATATGATAATTGTTAATATCACTTAGTATCTCCAAATAAATCCTTAAATAAATCTTGAGCATTCTCATTTGCACTAGAAATTTTAGGGGCTTTTTTCTTAAATGTTGGAGTACTATTTTTTACTAAGGGAGCTGATGCTTGTATTCCACCCTTATTCCATTTTTCAAACTCAATCATAGATGCCATGTGATCTGCTTGGTGTAATAATAGTGGCATATGATTTCTAAGTTTTCTATCTTTGTCCCAAGTTTTAAGATATGCCGCATTACCATCATCATACAATCCGTCGTGAGTCATTATAGCTATCATTTCATTTTGAGAATATTTTATACCAAACTCTTGTAATAACCATAAACTACGATGAGGTACAGACATATTTTGAATATCAGGATTGACATTATATATTTTACCTTGATTCTTTCTGTGCCATTCACTAGGATTTGGTACATAATATTCATGGTTCATATCACCAATTTTACCAAGGTCATGGTTAAGCGCAGAAAATGCAAGTTCTTCTGTTGTATAACCACTCATATCTGCTCCCATCTTTTTCCATAAGTTATATAGGTTGGCAGAACATTCCATAACTCTTAATACATGGTCAACATATCCACCAATAAAACAGTTATGAAAGTGTTCTATACCAGAGGCTGGTGCCATCATCATGCGGTCTGCAAAACCATTGTACATTTCTAAAAGAGCTCGTTTTCTTTCACCATCAAAATTATTGTCAATCTTTGATAGTAGATTATTCCAGTTTTCTAATAATTGTTGTTCTGTTAAATTCATATTATCCTATTGTATCTATTACACCTAATTCTAAAGCATCTTCGGCAGTTAAGTAAAAGTCTGACTTCATCTTTTCTTCCCACCATTCAGCTGGTTTTTTTGTTTTTTCGCCAAGTAAGGCATAAATTTTAGATTCTACAGACTTAGAATATTCTAGGCCTGCTCTTACATCTGATAGTTTACCTTGTGAAAATGTAGATCCTTGGTGAAACATTATTGTAGAGTGTTTTGATGCTGCTCTTTGGCCTGTTCCACATGCTAAAATTATTGCTCCTGCAGATTGCGCCGATCCTCTACAAATAGTATTTACTTTAGTATCAATAATATCCATAAAATCAATTATACCAAACATTTCAGAAACATCACCACCAGGAGAGTTAATGATTAAATTAAGAGGTTCATCTTTATATTCTATTGCTCTTTCTCTAATGACTGTTCTAACTCTAGTCATAAAATCAAAGAGAGTATACTCAGCAATTTCACCCACTAAATATAATACACTTTCAGGAATATATACTCCTCGTTCAGACTCTTCCCAAATGGTATTAGTCGGTGGTATTGCCATAGTTTCAGCTTTTGCCTGTTTTCCAGGTAATTCTCGTTCCATATCTTCGTCGTATAATGCCATATTAGTCAAATAATAATTTTAGTTGTTGTTTATCTTTTTTAAAGTTCTTGTCATCAATTTTACCAAAAGTTTCTCTTACAGAATTCTCATGATAACCTATGGCGTGAGCCATTCTAATACACATAACCTTAAATTCGCTACAGGTCATTCCTTTAGGAAGCTCAAATCTTATTTCTTTAGCTTCTTTGGTGGATCCACCTCTTTGGTAAATTAGTTTGTCAGTCATATTTATTAACATATCAGTTCTCTACTTTAGTTGTAATATGTTATAATATAAACAAAATAATTTACATGGTAAAATGTTTAATACGTTTTTTTCCAGTAATCTTCTGAGTCGAACTTTCTAGGAAACTTTCCAGCTAATATCCTAGTTTCATACTTAATATTCTTATCAAATACTTTTTTGTCCTTTTTCCATCGTAACTTTTGATATTCTTTTTTAAGTTTATATAACCTTTTTCCTGCTTCTTGTTTTATTCTTTCTTTATCTCTTTTAGATAATCTATTTCCTTTGTCTTTTACATCACTTGGAGGAAGAGTTCCTTTTAAATCAGGTTGTTCTTCTCCTCTATGAAAAACTGTTCCATCTTTATCAACAAAAACAGCCATCCATTTCCAACCTCTAGGCCTACCCGAAGATTTTTTTAGTGTTACATCTGGTCCACCAAATTGTTCATATAATCCTTCTTGAACACAAATAGTACATGTTACTGCAGTAGTATCTTCACTACATTTCGTCATTACACCACAAACTTTACATTCCATGTGGCGATACAGTACACCTTTTTTCTCATTCCATTTTGTACCAGGCAAATATTCTATTTTATATTCTTCCATAACTATTCCTCTAAATGTTTTTCTTTTTAACCTTTACAGGTCTGTAAACTCCATGACCGTCCTTTTGCATTACAGTTCTGTCTTCTTCTTCACCATAAAGATCTTCTACCTCTTCTTGGGTAGGCTCGATTTCTGTCATCGGATCATTATTTGTCCATTCAAGGTCTGTACCTTCTAGATCCTTATTGTCCATTGCTGGCTCTGGATTAATCCAAGATTCTGGCATTGGATATGGTTTATTAAACTCCATTCCGTCAGGCACTGACATTGTTATATCTTTAGGTCTATTCATTGTAAATGCCATATTTGCAGCTACAACAAGTGCTATAGCCAATGGGTCAAATACAAATATAATCATTAATAAGAACCAATTAACTACTGTATTCATATCGTATCCTGTAGTTTCTGCTAGATATTTTAGTGGTCCAAGTTCTCTTTGTTCTTCATTACCTATTTGCTCGTTTAGAATAGCCATATCTGTCTGAGTAATAGAGTCTGTTATTGCCTCTAATTTTTTATTAATAACATTCCTGTCATTAAGAGTCCTAGCTAATTCATCTTGTAAAGCTCTTCTAGAGGAACCAGATGTTGTGGTAATTAGTTGTCCTGTTTCCTTATCAATATATTGTTCTTGAGCTGGATTTGAGAGAGATATTCTTAAATCAGAAATAG